AGTTATATCGCAACTTGTTTGAGATTTGGTTGTATCAATAGGGGTAATATCATAAAACGCACCTTCATAATAAACAACTAATAATTTATTAGTTCCAATAGCTGCGTATCTTCTTCCTTCTAAATCGGTCCATGTGTGTTGAGCTCTTGCTGCTCCTATTAAAGAACTGTTAACTAAAGATTGCCAACCACCTATTTTTTCCGGTAGTCCATAACGAAAACGTACATTATCCCCGTCAATCCACTGTCCTTCAGCTCCTGATGCGGTAAATTGCTTGTTAAAGCCTGGTCTAATATTTAAAAGTTTTAATGGCATGTCTTGCATTATATAGGTACTTTTGTTAAAGTACAACGTAGAAATATAAGGAAGAATCAGTTTTAATTCGGTAGCATCAGCCAAGAAGTCATAATATATTTTTCTCCTTGTAGCGGAGGATTACCTCTGTGCACATAAGGAAATGCAGCTGGCCAAATAACACATCTACCTTTAACAGGTTTTACTCGTACAGATTGGTTAAGAAACTCTGTTTCACCTCCGTTTTCGACATCGTTTAGATAAATAGTAAATACTAAAGCTCTTCTTGAGTTATCATAGCCAGGGGAATGTTCTACATGCCAAACATGATATCCTTGAGTAGGTAATGTTTTTTGAATTTTAATAGTTGTATACTCAAATTGTTCTACTCCATAAGCACTTAACGCACCCGTTGTATCTTGATAATGTCGTAAAGCCGTATCAAAATTAACCAACAACGGTTTCATTTCTTTAAACCAAACTTTTACTTCTCGTTCATCTAAATCAATTGAAGTATCACTTTTAATAGTGAAAGAACAATTTTCAGCCTGAAGTCTATTGTAGGATTGGTTTAAAGAATCTTTTTTTTGATAGTAAGTAATTGCTTTATCACATTCTGCATCAGTGACGTATCCATCGTAAATACCAATATGGTTATTAATTTCTGCATGTCTTTTTTTATTTTCCATTATTTTTTTCCCATTCTTTTATAGCGTATTCATTATCATCTTTAAAGTCACTGTATTCACCGTGAACGTCTACATAATGCATAAATACTTGAGCACAGCCGTCTCCTTCAAAAGGTTTTCTTCCATGTTCTAGTTCAATGCCTAGATATACTACAGCATCTCCTTCTTCTATTTCTATCCAATTACCTTCCATATGTATTGGCCAGTTATCTGTTTTATGTATACATGCTGTAACAGATACTTCACAAGAAGGTCTATCTTTATGATCCTTTAATATTGAACCATACACATAGTATCTCCAAAAAGCATAAGTCTTAAAAAGTTTTAAACCAGTTTCTTTTTCCATCAGAGGTATTTTTAATTCTAATAATGTATTCATTAATGCATCTTTATACCAAGAAGGAGCTAAAGGACTTTGAAGATCGCACTGCCATGTGTCATCAAGTTTATTTTTGCAGTATAGTTTCAATATATTTAATTCTTCTTTTGAAAAAAAATTTTTAATTAATTTATATTTATATTCTTTTATATTAGCCATGATACAACACTATAACGAATTCCTTTTGTAATGGCCTCTACTTTGTGAGGAAATAAAAAATTACTTGGGAAAAATATAATAGTTCCTGTTTTGCATTTAATTCTTTTCATCTCTTCTTTACCATTTTGTTGGTAAAAAATAAAATCACCGCCTTCATACTCATCGTTTAAATTTAAAATAACAGTCAATGTTCTTTGTGTAGGAAAATAATCTGTATGCATTTCGTATTTGCCACCAGGACTATATTTTAATAAATCTATTTGAGTTAAATATGAAGTGCTAATTTGAGGAAATTTAAATTTATAATGAGAATAAACATGAGTTATTTCACTTTGAATATGTTTAAAATAAACTTGATCAGAAATAAGGTTTTTGCCTAACGTATAGCCTTGTACGTTTCTAATGTCTTCGTTTATTCCAACTACAGTAGACATTTTATTTTTTGCTTTATAATCGATGTAAGCAATTAAATCCTTACAAAAGGATTTATCTATTAAATTATTTAATTCAACAATAGCTTCTTCTATTTTCATTTTAAATACAATTTATAATAAATTGTATAAATGTCTAGTAAGAAGAGTAAGAAGTAGGTCTTGCGCCTTTTTCAGCTTCTGTTCTTGGGTCAGCGTCCCAATTAGCTTGTAATTGAGCCAGATGACTAGCATCCCATTTAGAGACAAATTGAGATCTAAAGTCTCCTAATCCAGAGGAAGTCCAAGAAGCATGTGGAGTTTCGTCTCTATATTCTACAGAATCTTTATAATCATGATTATTATCTTTGTATTGAATTGCCCAAACATTAGACCATTTTTCATCATTCCAAAATGCATCATCATTAATTATGTAATCAATTCCTAAAGATTGATTTCTTATACTTTTATCTTCAAAAACTACTGTCCAATCTGAAAAAGTTGCCATAAATTCTCCTATGTTTTAATTATATAAAGTAAAGTTAAATAAGGTTGTAAAACTGATGTTGCATCACCAGTAAAGTTTGCACTCATATTATGAGAGTGACCACCGCCACCTCCTGCACTACCAGTGCTACCAACGCTTGCTACTGGAGCATTTCCAGGTTGAAAATTACCTCCAGGACTTGCTCCACCTGGGTGTGAGTGAGATGCTATCTGAGGAGTTGATAAAGTTGCATTCGCTGTTGAACCAGCTACATTACCTGATGAAGCTACTGTGTTCGCTCCTCCTGTGGAACCTAAATTTTTAGTTCCAGATTTTCCAATTGGAACATTGTCTTGAAGATCAGGTAAATTAAAAGTAGTTGAACCATCTCCAACTCCATAAGTTGTACCGATGACTGCAAATAATGCAGAGTAAGTTGATCTTGAAACAGCTGTACCATCACATTCTAAAAATCCTGTTGGAAGTGAACTTGATGACCAAGGTAAAATAGTACCTGTAGCTGTACCTTCAATACCCGTAAGGTTTGCTCCGTCAAAATCATATCTAGTTGCTTCGTAGTTAGCCATCTATTATTTCTCCTTATACGTCCAGCCTGTTGTTGCATCACCAGAATACACTAATGTGAAACCAGCACCTTGTGTGTTTACTGTTAAATCTGCAGCTGCGTTTGCTATATTAGAACCATTTCTTCCAACAGTCAACGCGTTTGTGTTAAAATCATATCCTTGATCAATAAAAGAAACTTCCGCTCCTGTAGAAGGAGAAGGAGGTAAAGTAATAGTAACAGTGCCACCATTTGTATTAGCTAAAATAGCTGCACCTTCTTGTACTGTTTCAGCTGATGAAACAGCTCTCCATACTTTTTCTTCTGAAATCTTTTTAACATCAGTTCCATCAGAATATAGAACATAAGAATTTCCTTCTGCAATTTGTACTCCTGATCCAGAAGATGTTTTAACTCTTACATTATAACCTGCGTGATCAATTGAATTTTTTATATTATAAACTTTTTCAATAGAGTCTGGAACTATTACATCTACCGATGTAGTTGCTAAAGTACCTGTTAATTCTATAGTTGCATTTTTTCCATCCGATACAACACCATTAGAAAATGTTAAAGTTACACCTGTTGTATTATTAACTGCAACAGACTCGTAACCAGCAATTGCTTGTTGTAAAATAACTAAATTGGTATTTGTAATATCACCCCAAAGACCTGACTTTTCGCCAGTAACCATGAGTTCTAGTTTTAAATCCGCTGAATAACTTGATGCCATATTTTACTCCTAAATTTATGCCGCTACTAATGTATATACAACCGACGTTCCTGTGTCAATTATTTCCCAATCATTAGTACCCACTGAATTTACACTAGCCGACATAGGAAGTCCAGTTAAATTAGCGTTAGCACTAGCCGTTATAGTTACACTATTTTGTACCGCTGTCAAAGCATTTCCTGTGACATTTACAGGGGTATTTAAATCTACCGTTATACTATTTAAATTAGAAGATATTTCTTGACCTAATGGGAATACATCTTGAGATATATCAACACCTTCATTGCCTAAAAAGGCAGTCATAGAATTTTCAAATACCGGTATAGAAACGCTTCCACCAGCGTTTATTCCAACACTATTAACTAATGACGTTAACTCTTGTCCGATTACATTGACATCAGTATCAATAGTAATGCTCTCATTACCTAAATTCGTTGTGATACTTAAACCAGTTACACTGATTAGTGAATTAGCGTCTAGTGTTGCAGTTCCTTCAGTAACAGTTAATTCTATTCCTGTTACATCTGCATCAATACCTATAGACGCAGTCCCATTACCTAAAGTAGTAGATAAAGATAGGCCATTTAATAAAACAGAATAATTTACTCCCCATGCCCATTCACCCCAGGCAGCTCTTCCCCAACCTGAACCAACTAAATATTGATCATCAATGGTAACAGAACTTAAATTACCAGTCATTGAACCAAGACTAGATAAAGTTACTTCCCCTGTAATTTGAAAAGTTACATCATCTAAAATAGATGTGATTGGAAAACCTGTAGGAAATATAATTGCTGCAATATCTGTAGCAACAGAATTGATATTCGCTGTTAAAGAATTTCCAGTTACATTAGCATCAACGTCAAGAAACTGAGAAGTATTTCCCAATACAGAAGATAAAGACGCACCTGTAACATCGACTGAAACATCGGATTGCTCACCCCATGCATTCAGTCCCCAGGTTAATTCACCCCATGCATTGGCCATCGAAAAAACTCCTTAAAATTAACCGGAGATTCTAAGAATAGCTGCTGCGCTAGTGTCTGCTGGGAATACGATTGTGAAAGTTCCGTCAGTAGCTGTTTTATCTGTAGTAAAATCTAAAACCGCAACAGCTGCGTTAGCCACAGTTGCTGAAGTGTTATAGATTAAAGCACCTCTTGCAGTTAGTGTAACTCCTGTAAAAGACAAATCTGCAAAATCACAAAATGCGACTCCACCAACTTGTTGAGTACCTGAGTTCACTAAAGTTCCGCCACCTTGAACGTATTGACCAGAATCAGGGACTTGATCCCCTGTGCTATCTCCTGGATAAACAGTTGTAGCAGAATTTAGAGTAGCTGCAGAAGTATACAGAGCTAATTTAAAAACATCTCCGCCAGATGATTTAAAGTTATGTTCACCTTCTAATAATTCTTGTTTGAAAGAATTACAAATCGCTTGTGTTATAGCCATGTTATTATCTCCTATTGTTTTCCGATTCGAGGAACACCGGCTTGGTATTCATCTCTTCGTCTTCTTCCCATTTGTTCTATCGCAAATGTTTCGATAGCTTGTTTATATTTTCCTTCATATAACTGAAGCATATCTGCCGGGCCTTTTAAGAAACTAAATGCTTCTACAAGACATGCATATAAAAGTCCGTTGGGAAAATACTGACTTACATATGTTTGAGTATTACTAGCAGATAACTGTACTGGACTCAAGATATAATTTACTTGAATACCATAATTTTGATCAGGGATAGGAGCCAATACAATGACATCTTCATACCAATTTCCATAGTATTTAGGCTCTCCTTGTGCATCAGTTGGATTATACTCTCCAAAAAAAGAAGTATCTCTAGGTTCTAAAAAATATCTTACGCCAGAATTAATAACTTGAATCGAACGAATAATTAAATAAGGATTAGGTAAATTAATGTATCTCTGCCCTGCGACTAAATTAGTTTGTGAATACTGTCTATCATAATCTGCATCTACATCTCTTCCTATTCTCCATTCAGCATCTCTAATGAATCCATTACAAATAGAATCGGTTAATACATTCGAATCTACTTCGGTATAGTCTCGGATAGCTTGTAATAATTCTGCGTATGTCATTATGCTTGTAGGTTAACAGGTCCTGCTGTACAACCACTTCCTCCTCCATTTACATTTCCAGTCGTAGCTGTGTCTGAACTTTGGAAATAATAATAATTTAACGTATCTCCTACAATACCAGAAGAATTAATTTTTCCAACTGTAATCGTAAATCCACTTGCATTACTAATATCAGAAACACCATCAAAAGTAGGAACATTTAAAAAACCAGTTGGGCTAGTAGGTCCTCTAAATCTAACCACATCTCCTGTGTTTCTTCCATGATCTTGTGAATAAACATTAATATAAGTATTTCCAGCGTACTTAATCGTTTGAAAAGGACTCGGCTGTAATAAAATTAATACAGGTGGTTCTGTTCTATCCGGTCTTGCAAATTGTAA